ACGTGGCGGCTCAAGAAAAGGTGCTGGTAGGAAGAAGATCAGCGAACAAGGTAGGACTATCCGAGCAAGGGTAGCGCCTATCCATGAGCAAGCATTGACCTTGGCAGGGAATGGAAGCCTGTCAGAGGGTATCCGCAGATTGGCAGAGAAACATTGGAGATTGATTCATGGAGAGCCAGATAAGCCCCGACAAAGCAATTCAGTATTTGATAGACACCGCACCCTTGTACGCCCAAGCGAAGTCCGAGCGCCTGTACTTGGAGGAGTTCCGCAAGTCCAAGAAGGCTCACCTGATGAGCCAGGCAGGGACGGAAGTTCTGGGTAAACAAGAAACCTTTGCCTATGCCCATGAGGAATACATCGAAGTGCTTGAAGGCATAAGAGCTGCCGTGGAAAAGGAAGAGAAGTATCGGTGGCTGATGACTGCTGCCCAAGCAAGGATCGAAGTCTGGAGAACTAACCAGTACTCAGCCAGAATGGAAGTCAGGGCAACCCAATGAACAACAAGCTGAACGCAAAGGAAAGATTGCACCTAGCAAGGGTGAAGATGCTTCCTTGTTCAGTATGTGACGCATCAGGACCATCAGAGGCTCACCACTACAAGCAAGGGCTTCAGTACACCTGCATAGCCCTATGCAAAGACTGCCACACAAATCCAACCCTAGGATGGCATGGGCAAAGACGTATGTGGAATATAAAAAAGATGGATCAAATTGAAGCCCTTAACGTCACAATAATGAGACTTTTGGCTGCCAGGTCTGAAAATAAAAATGCTTTCTAATTTCCAAACTTTCAAAAACTTTGAACTTTCAAAAATTGGTTAAATTGACTTTCTAAAAAGTAAATGCCACTTTTTTGTAAAATGGTTCTCGATTAGGGTAAACCATTAGTTTTTTGTAAGTTAGCACTCACTTACATCATCGATGTCAGTTGGCACTCACTAACTTAGCAGCAAAAACTGGTGCGTGAGTCATGGCCCAGATTGTGCCTAAAATCAATTTTAAGGGCTTTTTTAGCTTACTTTTTCGTTTTCCAATGGTAGGTATGCATCAACTATAAAAAATGTCTTAAATCTTTGATTCCATGAAGTAAGTACCAACTAACTTAAGAAACCCAAAGAAAGGGGTTTTTAGCCCCTTTTTGTGGATCACCTACTCAAAGAGAGGGTAATAATTGCCAAAAGAGTGAGGGTGAAATGCACAATGGTTTTGCATCAGGATCATCCAAAGATTGAATCCAATATGCACAATCATCCTCATCTATTACCTCATACATATCAGAGGCATCCAATAATAAAACCCCAATTGCCCCTTTCATTTGTCCAATTTCATTGTGCTGCACGATTAGATTCTCCTAAAAATTTATGCAATTCTGGGTTTTTTTCCTGCAATTCCATAATGATGTAATCTCTCAGGACCGCCTCTATCTCATCCTGAACGCTCCCACTAAAGTACATCCCTGCTAGATCACCAGTTTCAACGCCTATCATGTCCTGAATGTGTTTACAGGCCACATTGAGGGCATCCCCTGCTAAATCCCTAACATTGTCTTCGTTCATGTAGTGCCATGCCTTCATTTGTCCACCTCATCACATAAACCCAAATCTTCACGAATAACCGCCATTGCTAAACAAATATCTTCCCACTCTTCGTTGTAGCTTGGGTCACTTTCAGGGATGCAGTCTTCTCTGTATGAGTGAAGCGCATTCCAAATGATTTCAAGTTGTTTTTCAATATCATGCATTTTTATTTTCTCCTTTTAAATAGAAACCATTTAACTGATCTTCACCGCCATCAAAATCATCAATAGATTTATAGTGACCTAGATATTCATCATTAATTACAATCACAGATCCATCTTGTAATGTGAATACATCCAAGATATTCCCTGCGCCAATATCATCAGTAAAAAAATCTTTAATATGTGAAAATTTATTCATAATGCAAACCTTTTAAAACTGTTGAAAAACAAAAGTACCATTATCAGTAATGCCAATAAATATTGCGCTCTCTTCAATATATTCTTTAATGGCCTCTTTAATTTCTTCTTCATTTAATCCTTCAATAGCTTCTTCAAGGCAATGATGGAGAATAATATCGTCTGCATCTTCTTCTACATATTCGCAACATATAGCAATTGGATCAAAATCAATCTCTACCCCAATATCTCTTTCATACTGTTCAAAATATTCAAACATTAAAATTAATGCGCTCCTTGAAAAGTTCTCGGGACGCAATTTATCAAATGCATTAATAAATTCGTGACAGTTAATTGATTGTTTCATTATTTACACCTTTAATAATTTAAGAATTAAGATGGCAAGCCATCCCATGAGTCAATGTCCAAATATCCCAAGAATTCAGAATCGTCCGTGTACCATCCAATGGCACATTTTTGCCCTTTTACTGGGGGTTGTTCGCCTGAAGAATCAGTTATTAAAAAATAACCATAATTCTTCCTTCCTAATGGATGAGGTAAGCACAGGCCATTAAACCCGCCCCCAGTAGAGATTATTTCTAGTTCCATAGTAACGCCTTAAAAGTTGAATTAATTGATTGCTGCCGTGCCAAATGTCTCAATTGTTAATTGAGTTACCTCAGATTGAGGAGTTCCCTTCATAAAGCGCATCATGGCGCTAGAGGTGTGCCTTCCGTAGCGATTTCGGCCTGTGTCATGGTCACACGCCCATCTTGTCCATTTAGAACGCACAATGGCCTCTGTCTCAAGCTCTGTATATCCAAGATTCAAGAGTGATTGGATAACACTCGCCCAACTTGCAAACCTATCTGAAGAATATGCGTCAGAAGTTTTTTCTGCTAATGCTTTGGCTTTATCTGATATTTTCATTTTGTTGGCTCCTCTTCTATTTCCATCCATTTCTCTATAATCTCAGTACTGTTACTAAGTAAAGCAATAACAGAGGAGACAATCTTTTCTGCCTGATATTTATTAAAATCCTCACTTTTGATAAATGATCTGAGTGCAATTAATACACCAAAAACATCATCAATTTGGTTAACGCCTTCGTATACCATCCATTCATTAATAATTTTGGGATGACGTTTATCTTTTGCTTTTGATTTAATCATATTGCCTCCACAGGATAATTCATACCTTGAGAAACTACTTCATAACCCAATTGCTTAATAAGCTTAATGGATTGATATGAGAGGGTTTTGGTTTTTGCTAATTCTGCAAAGGTTTTAGCCTTGTCACATATTGGATAGAAAAGAAATCCTCCGTATGCTTTATCTACTTGAATGGTAATGGTTAGTTTTTCCATGATGTACGCCTTTTAAATTAATTGATATTTATTTGGGTGATTCTTTTCAAGATAGTTAATAACTACCTCTTGGTCTAATGTATTTAATACGCTAAATGTGAATTTATCGTCTCCCTCCAATTTAAATGGAGTTCCTTTTTTCTTTGCATTGGCTACCTTTTTTTGATAATTGGTTTCACTAATCAACTCTTCAATGAAGAGAGATGGTTCCATGTGATGCAATTCACCCAAGCAATCCCATTTGGGAAGGGTTTTGCAATAGGCATCAAGCTTTGCATAGTTAGGGGTAACCCAAGCCCTATGTTGTGTCTCTGTTTCCTTGTTGAACCATGTGTCTATCTCTACCTTTGGTGAGTTGACATCTAAGGTCATGATCTGAGTCTCGCCTCCTACGCCTTCATTCAGGACAAGGGCTATCTTCTCGCCATCACAGTAAAGAGTGCATGAGTAGCCACCGCCATCCCATGTGTTCCAAGTCTTAAGGTTTTTGATTGTGTATGTCATTGTGTGTACGCCTATTAAAAAGAAAAGAAAAAGAAAGATTACTTAACCAAAACATCAAAGTATGCAAGCATTAAACAGAGTGCTGCACCTAGGAGAATGATGGCAAAGATGGATTGAAAGATGATTGATTTCATATGTACGCCTTTTAGATGCATCCAAGATTAGATGCCCAAATAGAGTAGCATCCAATGACAAGGGATCTATTAGGACAAACCCTAGGTTTAGGATCTTTAAACCCTTACGTACAAACCCTGATAATCCATTTGATTTTGTAGCCACAATTAATAAAAAGAATAAAGGGATAACCCATTACATAAGCTTCCATTTAGATAGGGGATGTAATAGGTAATAGATAAGGCTACATAAGGGATAGGACAAGGGTTAGGGTATTGGTAAGCATAGGCATAAATAAACATTTAGAAACCCTTTAGACGTCCCTCTACATAATCCCTTTGCGCCTCTGAGACAAACTATGCAAAAAATGCATAACCTCAGGACCAAGGGTTTACCCTATCAGGGTTTACCCCAGGAGCTGGATAGGCATACAGTACTGGGCCAACATACAGTAGGGTTTACCCTCATAGGGTTTATACCTAGGGGTTTACCCTTAATGGTTAGTACGTAAGGGTAGGGTTTACCCCCCCCTATTGATAAACCGAGGGGGCGCTGTGGCAGGGGACATAAACACACATCGATACACCCTTTGCAGTTAAGACCCCCTACCCCCTCCCTCAATCCACAAAAGAACCCTCCAAAAAAATTTTTTATAGTTTAGAATTTGTATCCATTAAATCAAGGAGAAGATATGGCAGGATTTCCTATGAGGAGAGCGTTGGAGAGGAAGATTGAAGAGCTTGGGGGGATAGAGTTCGTTACCGCACATATCTCTCAGGGAATGACCATAGGACGCTTGGCAGAATTCATAGAGTGTTCTAGGCCCATGCTTTCTTTCTGGATAAACCATACTGATGAGCGTAGAGATGCGGTACTTGCTGCTAGGAAGCTAAAGGCTGAGAAACTGGCTGAAGAGGCTTTAGACATTGCTGACCAAGCAGATGAGACAAGTAACTCAGGAGTTAACAAAGCCAGACTCCAAGTCGATACTAGGAAGTGGATGGCCTCCAAGCTTGACCCTGAGAACTATGGAGACACCGCAAAGACCCAAGTCAATATCTCTTTAGGTGATCTACACCTCCAAGCTCTAAAGCACATGGGTAAGGCTGAAGTTGTAACCTTGGAAAACAATGGCACATAACCCGTTTATCCAGTTCATAACTCTTTACAGGAATGACCCTGTTCTGTTCGTTAAAGAGGTTCTAGGAGTAGAGCCTGATGATTGGCAACAAGACTTTTTAACTGCTGTAGCCTCTGGTGAGCGAAAGATTAGTATTAGGTCTGGTCACGGAGTGGGTAAGTCAACTACCGCTTCTTGGGCCATGCTTTGGTTCTTGTTGACCAGGTATCCCGTCAAAGTCGTGGTGACTGCCCCTACTTCTGCCCAACTGTATGACGCTTTGTTTGCCGAGCTAAAGAGGTGGGTTAAAGAACTACCCCAACCTATCCAAGACCTACTCGATGTCAAACAAGAGAGGATAGAACTAAAGGCTTCCGCTACCGAGGCGTTTATCTCTGCAAGGACTTCTCGTGCTGAACAACCCGAAGCCCTCCAAGGTGTCCACTCTGAGAACGTCATGTTGGTTGCAGATGAGGCTTCTGGTGTTCCAGAGGCAGTATTTGAGGCTGCCGCTGGTTCTATGTCAGGACATAACGCTTTGACCATCCTACTTGGGAACCCCGTCA